CAGACAAACCGGCCCTTGGTGCGACCCCGCTTCGCGATGCCATCACCCTTGCCGCCAACGCGCCCGCCCTTGGCCATCTTGACCATCTTGCCGCTGGTCTTGCCCTTCTTGGCTACGCCGTCGATGGAGCCGCCTTTGGCGAACAGCTTGCTGCGGCCCGGGGTACGGGGCTTCGGAGCGACTGCAGTAGAGGGTGTCGAGCCACCGCCAATGCCGGTGGTGAAGGTAACACCCATGCCAGTGCCCCCCGTCTGCCCCGGAACTGCGGCGCTCCGTACGGGGATACCCACACGGCCCACGTCGAGACCGGAACCACCGATACCGGGTCCGGTGTTGCCCGCGCCGCCCGGAGGGCCACGAGCGATAATACCATAAGGGTCAGTGCCAAATTCTCTGGGCATCACGCTACCTCCTTGATGTCCGGTACGACCATCGGGTATATGATGTCGTTACCGAAATTGCCGATGTACTCCTGCACACCCATGTGGCCGAGAGTGATGGTCGGATCGACCCACACCTCGTAGCCAGCTTCTCGTGCGCGATCACAAAAGAGAAAATCTTCGCCGATGTACCCTTCGGGGGTGACGACGAAATCAAACACCGCGTTCAGGTGCTTGTTCTGGCGCGGCTCGTAGTAGTTCCACTCGGGGTGCGCGGCGAGCAGGTCCTCAAAAACCTTGCGCTGCACCCACATGAACGCGGTGGCCACGCGCTTCGCGCGCACCAGCCCCATACCGTTCATGGTCAGCCCGTCCTCGTCTTGGTCGAGAGTGGCGATGTACGTGGCTTTCGCGTCCCGCACCCGGGGGACTGCGGCCACGATACCTTTCTTGGGGTCGCCGCCCCACGCCATGAGCCTCAGGATGGACTCCGGCTCGAAGTTGATGTCAGAGTCGATGAACAACAGCTCAGTGCAGGGGGAGTCGAGGAAGTCCCGCACCAGAAGGTTCCGTGCCCGGGACACAACCGAGCACCCGCAGATGCTGCCGATCTGCACGTCGATGCCGTGCTGCGGCGCTAGCTGCGCAAACTTGGCCAGCGAAATAGCCAGCTTGAGGGATACCTTGAAGTCGTAGGCAGGCAGGGCGATGAAGATGCTCCTGCCTGCCAGATCATAGCTGCGTTCCGCGCTCATATGTCACCCGTAAAAAACTGAAATGGAACAGTTCGTGAGGGTGGCATATACGTTGGTCTCAAACAAGACACCTTCGCCGGGGATGATAGCGTTGTGGAACGCCGCAGTGGCGGGAACGTCCACTTCTATCAGGGTAGTGCCCCCGGACCCACCGTCCTTGAGAAGGACCGAGCCCGCGCCGCCGCCCGATGACGTGATGACGATACCACGAACACGGGTCCGTCCCGCGTACACCGAGCCAGAAGCGTTCAGGTGCGCATTTTTGACGTCTGTCTGCATAGCCATGGACTTGGCCTCCTAGGCTGGATCAGGCAGCGGTGGTGACAGCGGTCCAAGTGGTGGAGCCGTTGGTGTTGATGTACATGCGCGTCGAGGTGGAGCTACCATCCGTGCGAAGGTACAGCGAACCCTGCGCCGCCGAAATGGTCGGAGCGCCCGAACCGAAGTACACGCCCAGCGTAAGATCGACGCCAGCAGCGGTGCCTGCAGTGATGATGGGGGTGGTCGAACCGCCAGCGGTGACGGCGATACCGGCAGCGCCGACAAAGCCAGCCGACGAGCGTACGGGACCCGAGAAAGTCGTAGACATATTTCATCTCCGTGTAGCAGCACATCCCCACACCGTCTCTGCTACGTCTGCTAGGTCAGTCGGTGCGGGTCAATTTCCTAGTTGCGTATGGATAGCAGTAGTAGGCGTATCGCGCAATAAGAAAGGGGAGCCGGAGCCCCCCTTTCCCTCGCTTCCATCGAGGAGTCGTTACGCGCCCGGCGAACCAAAAATTCCGAGCGGGTCAGACCAGCCGAACGAATAACGTTCGCGGGCCTTGTAACGGACGTTTCCGGTATCGAAATCACCATCCATGGAGGTGCTCATCGGGGCGCGGACGAAGTGCTTCAGGCCGTTCGGGACATCGGTGGTCAGGAACCACGCATCCGGATCGGTCAGGAAGTGGTTGACCGTGTAGCCCTCGGGGATCGACCCGTTCGACTTCAGCGCGTTGATGTTGTTGTCCGCCGTGTTGACCTGAAGTTCGGTCTCCAGCAGTCGGGTGGCAATGAACATCGACGCAGTCGGGATGATGAGCTTGCGCGGCTTGGCTGCGATCAGCAGTCCGCGCTCGTCAGTCCAAGCGGCAATCTGGATGACAGCGGCCTCAAGCGAAGTCTCGTTGAGGTCAGCCACCGTCGACTGCGTGTTGGAGTTGACGTCGCCCGAGATCAGCGGGTGCGAAGTCGAGAACAGCGCAACACCGTCACCGCCCAGATACGAAGCACTGAAGCCGTTGTTCAGGACCGCAGCCGCCTTGGTCTGCTTGGTGTAGGCCATGGCACGGGCCAGAGCCTTGGTGTAGCGCGACGACAGCGAGTCGTAGAGGTTGTCTTCGACGGCTTCTTCCGTGATCGAGAACCCGAGGGCAATCGTCTCATGGGTGTACCGCGAGGTGTAGGCTTCCTGCCCGTTGTCGTACGAGATGGCCGAACCTTCGTTCTTGACCGGAGCAGCCGAGAAGCCCGACAGCTTGGTCTCTTCTTCGAAGGAACGCTCGGAAGTCTCCGTTTCGAAGATTTCCTTGTGCTCTTCGCCGTAGCGGCTGTATTCCAGACCGTACAGGGCGTTGAGGCCGGGGAGGAGCTCCTTGAGCAGTTGTGCGCGTGAAATCGCCATTGGTCAGAACTCCTCTTAGACGCCAGTCGGGTTCAGGTATGCGTGCATGCCCTGATTCCACTTGACGATGACTTCGGTGTACGAGCCAGCCTGCGACTGGGTCTCGGCGATGACGTCCACGATGCGCACCGGGAGGGTGCTGGTCGTGGCGGTGGTCGAGCTCATCGCGACCTTCGAGTTGCCAGTAGCAGTGCTACCAGCGTTCTGCACGAGGGCCGAGTTCTCGCCAACCACAGCGCGGGTGACGGGAGTGATGGTGGTGCCACCGGCAGCGCAAACCGCGACCTTGAACAGCTGGTCCGGGTCATCGACGACAACAGCCGCGATGTCCGAAGCAGTGACACTGCCGGGGTAGTACTGACGGAACGTCTTGCCGAAGGTGGCATCGGTGTACGAGCAACCAAGGAAGACGCCGACCGGGGTGGCGGCGTTGGTACCGGTGTCCTTGTCCAGTGTACCGCTGCTGTTGAGCTTGACGACGTCGCCAAAGAAGATGGCGGTAGCCGAGCCCGAGGCAATCGGGATGGACCGGGCAGCACCAGCAAACACCTGTCCGCCGATCAGATTGACCGGAATGAGCCCGTACGGGGCTGCAACAGAGGGATATGCCATAGATTAAGCTCCTGCTTATCTGCCTGAACCAAACGACGTCTTGCTCCGCTTTTCAGCAAAAAGAGGCATCCGAGCGTCGTTCTCTCGCATGAAGTTGTTGTCCACGGACTCCGTCTGAGCCTGAGTTTGCTTGGCGTAAAACGCCTTGCGCTGCTCCATGAACTCGTCGGGAACCTTGCACAGCAACAGCCCTGCGACTTCGATGTTGTCCTTGAACCGGCTGTTCTGGTCCACCAGCATCTTGAACTGGGGCTGCTCCTCGATCCTCACGGGCTCCCAACCTTCACGCAGTTTCTTGGAAACGTTGTTGGGGTCGGCATTGCCGAGGGATGAGACGCGTACCCACCGATACGAGTAGCCGGGCTGCTTGTCGGGTTCGGGCAGGCTGGATGCCGGTTGCCAAACCTTCGGGCGTTCGACCATCGAACGGGTTTCAAATTCACGCGACGTACGATCCTGTGTCATGTCAAAGCTCCGTTTTTGCCAGCTCGCGGGCGTATTGTTCGTTGGTAAGACCAAGCCTCTTGGCGAGGGCTACCTGCGACTTGCTGAGGACGATCTTCTTTGGAGACCGACTGCGGGTGGCGGGAGCGACGACCTGCGCAGGCTTGTGGGCGCGTGCTGATGCGGTGTCGCTTTCAGCGTTCGTCTCGGACTCCCCGAAGTACTCGGGGAAACGACGGCGCATCGTTTTGTCGACGGTCGTCCAATATTCGTCGGTGCCCGCAAACTGCGGACCTCGTTCGGTTATGAGCTTCTGGTGAAGCCCAAGAGCTGACGCAGTCATCTCCGGTTCCGCCCCGTACCAAGTATTGCGCTCTTGCCACGCAAGGGTTTTGGCATCGGGTTGAGGAGCCTGTGGCTGTGTCTCAACGGGGGGTTGTACATCCTCGTCCACTACTTGTCTAGTGGGCTTGTACTGACGGAGCTGTTCCGACTTGTACGTCGCCGCTGTCAGCTTCTCCTGCGCCTCCAAGAGCTTCTCGGCATCGCCTGCTTCGTAGGCCTCGCGGTACGCGCGGCGCGCCATCTCGGTCTCGTACTCGGCGGACTGCTTGTAGCTGTCCAGCAGAGACTGTTCACCGTTCTGGAGCGTGCTTTCGAGCCTGCGCTTCTCCTCCAGCAGTCGCTGAG